TCCTGGGGCGCGCTAGCCCACACGGCTTCGGCCATCGCGTCGAGGTCCATCTTGTAGACGGCAGCGAAAGTCAGGAACGCGGACACACCGCCCTGGTAACCCAGGCCCAGCTCCTGGACCTTACCAATCTGGCGCCCCCCTTTGGGGATGTCTTCTACCTTGACCCCGAAGCTGCGTGCGTAGGCCAGGTTGTAGAGGTCAGCGCCAGTTCCGTCGTCGTAGTCCTTGAAGGCTTTGATCTTCCAATCTTCACCGGCCAGGTAAGCCAAGCCTCGGCCTTCGATGTTGGCCAAGTCAGCGATGCACAGTTTCTTTCTTGGCGGGGCCACAATCGAAGCGCGCACCAAGTTGGCCGTCAGTCCCATCACGTTGGTGAACACGAAGTCGGCATAGCCACCTTTGAGCGCGGCAACCCCTTGGTCCTCGTACTCCTGGATCAGCTCGTCGGTCAGTGCCTTCACCTTCACCCCGAAGTGCGCGGCGATCAATTCGATGTCGGGGCGTGGCATGTTTTGGGGCTGGAAAATACGACCGGCCCAGCGTGCTGTGCGCAGCGCGCCTGCAAACTGCAGAGCGTTGCGCAGGCGGCCATCCGCACTGGCAGCTTTGTCCAGCGCCTTGTACTTGGCCGTTGACGTCTTGGCCGACTCCAGGCGCAGGGAGAGCAGCAGCTTAACTCCGTCTGGCAGCTCAGGGTCTTCCAGTCTGCGGCGCAGCGTGTCGGCCTTCATATCGGGCAGGCTGACGCCGTGCTCCGCCATAATGAACGCCAGCATCTGGTCAACTTTGCTGGCGCTGGACACGAGGCCGTTGGTGGCATCGTGCACTTCGCCTTTCAGTCTTTCTTTCTCGATGTCAGTGGCACGGATGGTCCCCTGCGCAAGGTCAAGGTCGACGGCAAAGCCGCGATCATTGATTCGCTGGTCGAGGTGCCAGAGGTCCAGCTCACGTCCCCTGTAGTTCCATGTTGGAAGGCGACGGTCAGCCTCACGCATTGCAATAACGTCGGTGTAGCCATAGCTGAGGAACTCGGCCCACTCTGTTGGGTGTGTGTCACGTGTAGCTCTCCTGAGTTTGTGACCTTTTGGCCGAGGCTTGCAGAACAGCTGGATCAGCTGGGTCCCGCGCTTGTCTTTCTGCTGGTCAACCGGCAGCCCCAGGATGGGGCCGAGCTTGCCCAGGGCACCGGGCAGACCGTGGGCCAGGGCCTTGACCATGGTGTCGCGCCAGCGCTTGATGGGCACCTCGACGCCCCACACGTGACGCAGCAGGGTGCGGTCGAACACGGAGTTATGAGCAATGACGATGACGCTGGGGTCATCGAGCAGGGCGGCCAGCTGCTTGCTTGGAGGGGCTCGGCCAGTGAGGTCCTCGACCACTGGTTCGCCGTCGTCTACAGCCCACTGGACCATCGTTATCTCGGTGCTCGGGTGTTCAGCGTAGCGGTGAGTGCCGTGGGCTTTGAGGTCGCACTCCGAGTAGGTCTCGGTGTCCAGCCAAAGGATGGTTTCTGTTGTCATAGGTGATGGCGGTGGTACCGCTTTGCCCAACCATGCAGTGATTCGCTAACCACTTCTGCCTTACCTGGGGTTCACTACCCAGACCGCACGATCTAACGACGCCATCACCTATGACAGCCCCCGAAGGGGCTGGCACAGAACACTCTTTCCGAAGATTCCCAACTATGACTTTAACGCGTCGTTGGTGTGGTCGCCTCTGGCCCTGGTATTCAGCAGGGGCAGAACCCGAGGTCAATCTTCAGCTTTATCCCTTGTGAGTGAGCAAAGGTTGGAGAGGACGCGCCCCTATAAGTATCTTAAGCGAAGTCGCCAGCGTCGGCACCTTCAACGGCATCAAATTCGTCAGCGTCAGCTGGGCGGCCACCACCGAAGCTGTCGCCGTCGCGGACGAACTGCACGCCACGCAGGGATGCGCTGACGCCCACACCGGAACTGTCGTACACGAAGAAGTCAACCGAGGCGTTGACGTAGCAGCCAGCGTAGGGCTTTCCGTCAGCTTCAACCAGGGGGCTGCGATCCGCTGCGATGATAGTGGGGCGTGCTGTGCTCTTGGCGGACAGAGCCATCATGCCTTCGTAACCGTCGTAGCTCTTGGTATCGCCATCCTGCCAGCAGAATTTGTTGGGGTTGCCACGGATGCTCTTGAGCAGCGCGTCAGCCTTCTGGGGGTACTTCTCTTTCAGCACGGCCAGGATTTTGGCCTCCACGGCGTTCACCTGGGGATCGTTCTTGGGCACCAGGAAGGTGGCCTTGAACTTTGGATCGTCGCCGGGCTTGAAGGCTTCGGCGTTGAATAGTCCTGGGAAGGACAAGCGAACGCCCAGGAGCATGATGCGGCCAACGGGGGTAACTGCGTTTGTGGTCATTTTGGTCTTTCAGAGTTAAGCAAAATAGGATACGGAACTGACATCAGAAAAGTCATCCACGGCTGGCGTCAGTACCAGTGCTGGCCGTGAATCGGTAGCGGGGGCAACGTGAGGCTTGCCCTTGGTTTGGCTGTACATGGTCTTCAACTTGGGCCACTGGCGGGGGCCAATGACTTTGGCCTTGGCCAGCTTCTCGGCTGTCGTCGGGCTTATCAACTTGAAGTCGTACATCTCGGCCTCTTTCAGGCGCATGGTCTTCAGCTCAGCCTCAACGGCAGCGGGGTCGGTCCACTTGCGGTGGCCCAGCTTGCCTTCAACCACCTTGTAGCCGGGCACCTCCTGGCCGTCCAGTAGCCGGTGTTCAACCTCAGCGCGCACTGCCTTCACCCAGTCTTCGATCAGGTCGGCCTTTTTCATGCTGGCGGCGAGCCAGTCGGAGCCATCACTGGTAAGCTCCTCTTTGCCGTGCACCTGGGCGGCGGCGAACTCTTCCGGCGTAGCCACAGTGGCGTCTGTGAACACTGCCTTGGCCACCTCAGCACGCAACGCTGGGCAAGTTGCCTTGGCCCGGCAGAACTTGCACTGCTTCTCGCCAGGCGCCAGGTAGTCCTGGATAGTCTCGCCCTCTTCGAGGTTAGCAGCGCGTCGGCGCATATCCACCGCGTCACCAGCCTTAGTCAGTGCCCAGTGCTCCAGCTCCTCGACGGTGCAAGCCCACTCGCTAGGCGCGCTCTTGACGTTTGGCTGGTGGATCACCAGTCGTACCGTCTTGAATGGGCCGAGCAAGTCGTTCACTGCTTCAAGCGCGCCCAGGCCGTAGAGCATCATCTGCGGATTCTCGTCCGCTTCGACGACCACGCCTGAGCCGTTCTTGTAGTCGTGCACCTGCAGCTCGTCACCACGAGGCACGATGGCGTCGGCAGTGCCCCAGGCTTCGTCACGATCCACCTGTAGGTAGCGTGAGTAGTTGACCTGCTGCTCTGGCATGATGGCAGCGCCACCGGCCATCTCGCGGATGTTACCGAGGGCTGTCTCCACCGCGTCGACCATATCCTCGTCGACCTCGATGTCAAACCCTTCAACCTGGAAGATTCGACCCAGGTACGCAGGCGGCTCAGTGCCGTCGCGCAGGGCGAACTCCAGCAGCATGTGCGCTACTGTGCCGGTAGCAGCGTAGATGGAGGAGCGGTTGGGCTTCCCCTCCTCCATCACTGGCTTGCCAGGGCACAGCATCGCGGCCTCGAAGCCGCTTGCGCTGTAGGAACTGTGGCCTGCCTCAGCCATTTGCGGCCTCGGGCATGCTGACCAAGGTGCGGATCACCCCAAGGCGCTCAGCGCCACGGGTGTTGCGAGGCTTGGCGTTCCACTGGCGAGCCAGCTTGCGCTTCAGGTTTCGCGCTGGATTGAACAGCTGGAGCGGGTCGCCCTTCTTCGGCAGGTTCTTCGCCCCTGCCTGCATCAGAGCGTTGACCACGTGATCCAGCAGTTTGCTGGTGCGGCGGTTCATTTTAGGCAACCTCCAGCTCGGCCAGCTTGGCGCTAACTGCAGCCAGGGCGTTCGCACGTTCTTCGCCAGTGGCCTGCTCAAAGCCTTTGAAGTTGGCAACGCCCAGAGACTTCGCCACTTCGCCAGCTGCTTCACGTGACTTGTTCGCCAAGGCGAACACTGCTTTCTGCAGAGTAGCGTAGTCCACGCCGGAGGAGGCAGCTGGCGCAGCGGTCGTTTCCGGTGCGGTAGCTACCGCAGCAGGCTTTGGGTCAGAAGGGCCTGCAGCTGGTGCCGTAGTGTTGGCAGGGTCCGGCTTGGAAGCAGACTGGGTAGGGGCAGTGGCCTTCGCGGACTTTGGGGGCTCCACCTTCACCGCCTTCTCGGCAGTCGGGGCAGAAAAGAAGGCCAGCAGCTCTTGCTGGTTTGCAAATTCGAGAGTGACTTTAATCACGGTTTTTCCTTGGTAGTTGAGGGGAATTGGATTAGTACGAGCTGGACACGTTGGAGCTGGAATCAGAGGAGCCCCAGTCCGAGCTGGCACCGCCACCGCCGAAGTCGCCGCCACCACCAGAGACGATAGCGGCTGTGCCGAAGTTCTCAGACACCGGCAAAGTCGCGCTGGCCAAGCCGGTCAGGTCCACTGGCTCGGAGCTGGTGACGCTACTGGACTCAGCACGTTGCACTGCAGCTGCCAGCTTGGTTGGGGCGTACACCGTTGCGCGGCGGCCCACTTCGTTGCCAATCTCGCAAGCCTTGGCGTTGGCTTCCACTTCACTGGCGTGAGTGCTGTAGCCAACGTAGTGCAGGCCGTGGTACTCGGCAACCACGTACAAGCCTTTGGCTTGCTGGTTTGGGATGTCGCGCTCGTGAGCTTCAGAGTTGATTTTGGCGATAACGTCTAGGTCTTGCATGGTCGTCTTTCTGTGGTTGACGGTTGAGGAAAATAGAAACTTTATTTTAGCGGGTGCTAACAGGGAATTTAGCGCTTTATTTTTAGCTGTTGCTAAATAACTACATGTGGTGTTTATTTTGCTTGTAGGCCGCCAGTATCTTGCGCCCAGCGCCTGCGGTGAGCTTGCCACCCTTCAGCAGGCCGTGCAGCGTGGCGTCAGTCATGCCCGCCAGGTCGGCAGCTTTGCGGATCGACCCGGTGTACTCGATCAGCTTGTTGACGATTACCACAAAGGGCTTCACCTGGGTGGCGTCCAGTGCGGACTTCGCGCCAGTATTGCTGTCAAGGCGGCGCCCAGCGTTATAGCCAGTGCGCGCAGACTCAAGGACCTCAGTGAACTTGGTCATTTTGCCTCCTTCAAGGCCACAGCGAAGCTGACTGCCTGTTCGTAAGACCCCACCAAGATGCCGTTGGGTTTACCCGGGCCGACAACCCCGTAGCGCAAACCCTCGATGGTCTCCTGAGCGAAGATGACGTAGGGGTACAGGCCGCCGCAGCTGTGCTTCTGCACGCTGGAGCCGTCACTGGCGTGGCCTTGGTAGGCATCCCACGAAGGCGCCCTGGAACTTTCCCATACGGGAAGGCCAATTTCCTTGATTTGACGTCCTTGTTTTATCACGATGTTGGGGTAAGGCCGGGTGTTGGCCGGGACTCTGTTGCTTTTGGCGATAACACGGTAGTCCCAGGTCGACAGGGAGTACCAAAGGTCGTCGTCAATTTGGTGGGGCTGGAGGTAAGTTCTCATGATATTAGACCCTGGCTGAGCCGGGTTCCGTTCAAGGTTAAAAAGTAGTCGGGGTTGAATGGCAGCCACTTGTCAGCCCGAGGGCCAATCAGTGTCCGGGCGCCGGTTGTCTCGTTGACAACGGCGATGCAGTCCTGGCCCAGGATGGCGGAGATGTGGAACAGAGCGTTGGCCACGCGCTCCGTGGAACCTGCGTGATCCGCAAGGACCACCAAGGTGTGCTCGGTGTTTGAGGCGTAGCCAGCGTTGCGCAGGATGGTGAACCCACCCAGCGCCAGGTCGCGCAGGGCGGTGCCCACACCGATGTTGCTCTTGCCTTCACGGGCCAGGCCGATGTTGAGTAGAAGTCGCATATCAGGCCTGTGCAAGTTCAGCAGCGCGACGGGCGTAGAACGCTTCGTACTGGGCCAGGGTATCGTTGATAAAGCAGTTTTGCTGTGCGCTCAGCTCATAGGTATCGCGGAAAGCCTTGAGGGCTTCGTAGCCGTCGTGGAAAGTCCAACCGCGAGACTCTACACGCCCGGTTTCCGTGTCCACAAAGATCACAGCCAGGGGGCGGTACACACCGGCCTTGGGTCTGTCCCATTGGCCGGTCTTTGGGTTGAGGGTGCAAGTCACCACACGCTGGGTCAGCTCACCCTTAACGAACTTCTCCTCTACCCAGTAGCGGATGGTGGTGCGCAGCTTGAAGCCGTAGGGGTAGTCACCCACGTTGTAGCCGTGATCGAAGCTGGTTGCTTGGATGGTTTGAATCTTGTCCATTTTCATTCTCCTTGGTTAATCACACTGAACTGGCCTGGGCCAGTTCGCTGGGATCAGTTCAGGTTGTAGGCTGCTGCGAATTCGGACTGGTTGGCGTAGGTTTCAATCTCGTATGAGTCATCACCACCGCGAACATCAATCACACCATCAATGCTGCAACGAATGCCGTAGGTTGAATACTCCACGCGCAGGAGGTACAGGGCACCGATGTTGTTCAGCGCACACATGGCGCTGTAAACGGCTTCTGCTTGGGCTTGGCTGAGGATCATGTCTAACTCCAGGTTTGTTTTGAACACGGCTCTATCTTAGCACGTGCTGAAACAATGTCAACAACTATTTTCGTTGTATTTTCACCACTCATATCCTGCTAAAAGAATTTCAGCACCAAGTAGAATCTCGCCTTCACCTGAAGGAACCCCTATGAACGCAATCAAGCAGTGGATGCGCCTATCCACGACCCAGGAGCAAGAGGAGCTGGCCCGTCTGGCAGGCACCTCGCGTGCCTACCTCTACCACCTGGCAGGCAACACCGACAAGGCATACTCACGCGAGCCCCAGCCCAAGCTGGCCATCGCTATCGAGGTCGCCAGTGCCGCTCTGCACAAGCGCACCAAGGGCGCTCTGCCGAAAATTTACCGCACCGACCTGGTGAGCAGCTGCCGCGAGTGTTCATTCGCGCAGCGCTGCCTGGGCGCTGCCGCTGTACGCAGCGACTTTCCGATTGAAGACAATGACACCCGCAACTAGGACCCGCTATGGGCAGAAAAATACCTGACGATGCTTTGACTCTGCGACAGGCGTACCAACGCAAGTGGCGCGAAGCCAACCGGGATAGGCTGCTAGCTGAAAAACGCGAGCGGCACCAGCAAAACAGAGCTTCCGAATTGGAACGCATGAAGCAGCGCTACCGGGATAAAAAACCCGAATACGCCGCACGTAGTAAGGTGTTTGCCGAAACGCACGTTGCAGAGGAGCGAGAGCGTCTAAAGGCGCGTTACGCAGCTAACAGGGAAGCGGAGCTACAACGCAGGCGTGACAACTACGCCAAAAATAAAAGCGCCTACGTGGCCAGGGCAAAGTTCAGAAAAGCAATGCTGCGCAACCGTGTCCCGGCATGGGCTGATATCCAGGCGATAAACGCTGTTTATGAGAAGGCTGAGCATTTGCGTGCCATCGGTGTTGACGTTCACGTCGACCACATCTACCCGCTGCAGGGAAAAACAGTCAGCGGGTTGCACGTCCACAACAACTTGCAGGTGCTTCTGGCTGCGGATAACCGAAGTAAGAGCAATAAACTGATTGAAGAAGTATGAATACAATTTATAACGGTCAGTGCCCAAACGCGCTGCGTGAGCTGCCGGGGTGGTTGGTGTGGAACCTAGAAGCGAACGGCACCTCTAAACCACGAAAGGTGCCGTACTACGCCAAGGGCGGTAGGCGGCATGGCGTTCAAGGTAGGCCGGAAGATCGCAACCAACTGGTGACATTTGACGAAGCGTTGGCCGCAGCTAAGACGCGAGGCTGTACTGGTGTTGGGTTTGCACCGATGCCTGACTTCAACGTTGTTGCCCTGGATTTTGACAACTGCATAGACCCGACAGGAGAGATTCACCCAGAAGTAGCTGCGGTACTAGGCTCCAGCTATGCTGAGCGAAGTCCAAGCGGTAAGGGAATCCGGGCGATTTTCAAGGGCCAGCTTGGAGACTTAAAGGCCCACGGTGAGCCCTTTGGTTTTGAAACGTTTTCTACCAAAGGCTTTGTTACGGTAACGCTTGATGTACTTCCGGCTTGTGACATGCTGGGCAACGCCGATACCATAGCCGACGTCACGCCCGAGGTGCGCGAGCTATGCTCCAGGCGCTTCAAGCGTGAATTGGCTGCCCAGTCCATGAGCGAAGAGTCGAACGAACAGCCCGTTGGCCTCACCGAGCCCCAGCTGCGCGAGTGCCTGGACGTGCTGCCCACCGACATGGACTACGACAAGTGGGTCCAGGTGGGTATGGCCATCCACCACGAGACCCAAGGCAACGGCTTCGACCTATGGGACGCCTGGAGCCAACAGTCACCCAAGTACACCGACCGCGATTACGGTATCGAGCGTTGGAACTCGTTTGGCAAGGGCTCAGGCAAGGTCGTCACAGCCCGTACACTGGTGCGAATGGCCAACGAGAACGGGGCGCACATCAACCTCAACGGCCCGGCGTCCATGGACGAGTTCGACAACCTGGCACCACCCCAGGACGAGTTCCCGGACGAGTCTCACAATCAGCCTGTTGCTAAAAAACAACGTTTCCAGCTGACTCAGGCTGCTGACTTCGCCAGTGGCGCCAGTCCGCGGTGGCTTATCAAGCACGTGGTGCCTGATGCCGAGCTGGTGGTCATGTTCGGGGAGTCTGGATCAGGCAAGTCGTTTATGGCACTGGATATGGCCTTCCACATCGCTCAGGGCCTGCCGTGGCGCAACAAGAAGACGCGCAAGGGTAAGATTGTGTACATCGCTGCCGAGGGCGCTGGTGGCTTTCGCAATCGCCTAAGAGCCTACGCCCTGCACCACCAGCTCAACCTGGCTGACATCGACGTTTACATCCTGGACGCGGCGCCCAACTTCATGCTCAAGGAAGATGCGCTGGACGTGTGCAAGGCCGTGCTGTCACTGGGCCTGACCGACATTGCCATGGTCATCGTCGACACATTCGCCCAGGTGATGCCAGGTGCCAACGAGAACTCAGGCGAGGACGTGGGCAAGGCACTGCGCCACGCCAAGGGCATACACAAGGCGCTCAAGTGTGCAGTGATGCTGGTCCACCACGCTGGCAAGGACACCACCAAGGGTGCCCGGGGCTGGTCAGGCCTACGCGCTGCAGCTGATGCCGAGATAGAGGTGCTACGCAGCGGCAACGCCAGGGCTTTGCGCCTCTCAAAGTCCAAGGATGGGGAAGACGGGACCATCTTTGGTTTCACTCTGGAGACGGTCAATCTGGACATGGACGAGGATGGCGACATCATCTCCAGCTGTGTGGTGATTGAGGCTGTGAACGCCCTTCCAGGGCCTGCCAAAGTGCGTAAAGAACTGGGGCCAGTGGAGAAGATTGTGAACGATGTGATCCAAGAGTTTGCCAAGAGTCAAACTGCCGGGATTGAGTCAGATGCGGTCATCAAGGAGGCCTTATCGCGGTTCGCAAAGATAGACGACGGGCTTGAAAAAACACGTCGGGATAGGGTGCGCAGGTCCCTTGTTGGGCTCTGCAAAGGGGATGATTCACCCTACATCCTGGAAGACGATAAGACCATTTCGATCCTATGAACGTGCAAAAAGATGCGCGTTGGGCTTCCAACATGACCAACATCAACCAACATGGGTCCGTGTTGGTCATGTTGTGAATGTCCGAAAACCACAACACAACACAACATCGCCCTTTAGGGGATGTTGGTTGTGTTGGGTTCGGATCAGGGTCAAGTTGGTTGAAGACGTAAAAAACTGCACATTCGATCCGATGGCCCGACACGCTGGAACGAACGTGCAAAATTCTGCAAGGACTGGAAAATGACCTACAAACTGGTGTTCGTGAACGACAAGGGCAAGCGCATCGGGGAGGACCATCATCGCGCCAAGTTGACCGATGCCGACGTCGAGCTGGTGTTCGAGTTGAGGGAGGCTGGACTGAGCTATGCGCAGATCGCTGGCAAGTTCGACGACATCCCTGGCGGCATCGCCAAGTCGACGATCCGCGACATCTTGACTGGTCGTAAGCGCGCACAGGTCCCAGCGGCCACCAAACGGGTCTTGGTGCGTTCAATTGAGCTTGCCTGGGGGGTAGCTAGCCCCAACGAGTTTCCGGCGCTCTGAGGCCGTTTTAACGCGTGCGCCTAAAAGCCCTGCCCGGCCTACCATGGCGGCATGGCTTCCCACCCCTTCCCATGGCAATCCGCGTTCCTGGCTGCGCTTCGCGTGATGCCAGTCGTCCGCCACGCTTGCGATGCGGTAGGCATCAACCGTTCAACCGCATACGACCGGCGCAACGCCGACAAGGCATTCGCTGCAGCATGGGATGACGCCATGGCCGATGGCGTTGACCGAGCCGAGCAGGCAGCCTACAAGCGGGCTGTGGATGGCTTCGAGGAGCCCGTGATCGACAAAGGTCGACTCACCTACCGCTACGAACGTTACATCGTCAAGCACGAGCATGCTGAGACCGGCGAGCCCGTCGAGGAGGAGAAGTGGCGCATGGTGCTGGACGACAACGGCCAGCCCATCCCGTTGACCGTTCGCAAACACAGCGATGCGCTCCTGTCGCTGATCCTCAAGGGCAGGCGCAAAGAGGTCTACGCAGACCGCACCGAGCTGGCTGGCGTCGAGGGCCAGCCCCTGGACGTTGACCCAACAGCACGCGCTGCGCGCGTGGCACAGCTGCTCGCCTTAGCCCAACAGCGCAAAGACTTCAGCGACCTGGCATGAACGCCTCCGACCTCGCAACGCTTGAGGCGCACTTAAGCCCCGAGGAGCGCAAGGAGCTGATGGCCCTCGTGGTGGCCGACATCCACGACAAGCTGTGGAGCCCACTGCCAGGCCCACAGCAGATGGCCTACGACAGCATCGCAGACGTGATTGGCTTCGGTGGCGCAGCTGGCGGCGGCAAGACCGACCTGGCGATTGGCAAGGCCATCATGCAGCATCGCGTTGCGTTCGTGGTGCGTAAGAACGGAACCGAGCACACCGGCATGGTGGATCGGCTGACCGAGTTGCTAGGCACGCGTGATGGCTTCAGTTCCAAGGATGGCATATGGCGTGGGGCTGGGCCTCGTGGTGTGCAGATCGAGTTTGGGTCATTGCCCAACCCCAAGGACGAAGAGAAGTATCGCGGTCGGCCTCACGACTTAATCATCTACGACGAGGCCACCAGCCTGGCTCAACTGCAGGTCGAGTTCCTGATGGCCTGGAACCGAACGACAACACCAGGCCAGCGATGCCAGACGCTGCTCACGTTCAACCCACCCAGCACTGCCGAAGGGCGATGGGTCATCGAATACTTCGCGCCATGGCTGGACACCAAGCACCCAAACCCAGCCATGCCAGGCGAGCTGCGCTGGTTCGCAGTGATCGACGGGCAGCAGACCGAGATGCCAGATGGCACGCCATTCACGCATAAGGGTGAGCTGATCACCCCACGTTCACGCACGTTCATCCCGTCGCGCATTTCAGACAACCCTTACCTCGTGGGAACCGGATATATGTCACAGCTCCAAGCACTGCCCGAGCCCCTGCGCAGCCAGATGCTGTACGGGTCATTCACTGCCGGTGTGCAGGACGACCCCTGGCAGGTCATCCCCACCAGCTGGGTCGAGGAGGCCCAAGCCCGTTGGAAGAAGCGCGCCCCCAAAGGCGAGATGCTGGCCATCGGCGTGGACGTTGCGCGAGGCGGTCAGGACAAGACCAGCATCGCAACGCGTCACATGGACGACAACGGCAAGGGCATGTGGTTCGACGAGCCCCACGAGTACGCTGGAAGCCAGACGCCAGATGGGCCCAAGGTGGCCGGGCTGACCATTGCCCACCGCCGTGACGATGCGCCAATCCACATCGACGTGATCGGTGTGGGTGCCAGCCCCTACGATGTGCTCAACGGGATGCGCTTGAACGTGATCGGCGTGAACGTGGCCGAGAAGGCACGAGGAACGGATCGCTCAGGAAAGCTGCGCTTCTTCAACCAACGCAGCGAGCTGTGGTGGCGTATGCGCGAGGCACTGGACCCAGCCAACGACACCGGCATTGCCCTGCCACCAAGCAAGAAGCTGCTGTCGGAACTGTGTGCGCCCAAGTGGGAGGCGTCTGGTTACACCGTCAAGGTCGAGAGCCGCGACGACATTATCAAGCGGATTGGCCACAGCCCGGACATGGCCACGGCCTACATCCTGGCCTTGATGGAGACGCCGAAGGTGAGCTTCAAGATGCAACAGCAGAGCATGGAAGAGGTGCTTTCCTACGACCCAATGGCCTCACGAGGCTAGCGCGCGTGCGCTTAAACGCGCACCTGCGACCTAGAGTTCGGGCTTTACAGTACCCAACAACCTCAGAGGTATCCCCATGTGCTTTGGCGGTTCTCCACCTCCTACCCCAGCGCCCACCCCAGCCCCATCTGCGCCTAAAGACCCCAACCTGGCCGACCTGGCCGACATGCGCAAGAAGCGTGGCGGTATGTCGGGTGGCGGTACGCTGCTCACTGGGGCAACGGGCATCGAGAACTCGCAACTTAACCTGGGGCGTAACAGCCTGTTGGGCAGCTAACACATGGCAACCGTACCGGGCTCAGGCCTCACCGAAAGGCAACGCGTACTGCAGCGCAAAGGCGCGCTGTGGCAAGAGCGCAGCTCCTGGCTAATGCACTGGCGCGAGATAAGCGAATACCAGCAGCCACGCCTGGGCCGGTACATGGTCACTGACGTGAACAAGGGCTGGAAACGCCACAACAGCATCTACGACAACACTGCCATCGGCGCCTCGCGCACCTTGGCTGCCGGGATGATGTCTGGCATGACCAGCCCCGCACGTCCATGGTTCAAGATGGAACTGGCTGACCGCGAGCTGATGGAGTTTGGCCCGGTCAAGTCCTGGCTGTTCCAGTGCACCAACCTGCTGCGCGACATCTTCGCCCGGTCCAACACCTATCGCAGCCTGCACCAGGGCTACGAGGAGCTGGGCCTGTTCGGTACGTGGGCAACCGTCGTGCTGCCTGACTTCGATAACGTGATCCACCACTACCCCATGACCATCGGGGAGTACGCGATTGGCACCGACCATCGCGGTCGCGTGGACACCCTGGGTCGTGAGTTCCAGATGACCGTTGGCCAACTGGTCAAGCAGTTCGGCGTGAACAACTGCAGCACCACGGTGCGTACCCTGTACGAGCGCAACCAGCTGGACGCCTGGGTGCCAGTGGTCCACTTGATCGAACCCAATCACGGACGCGAGCCAGGCAAGCGGGACAACCGCAACATGCCGTTCGCGTCCAACTACCTGGAGCTGGGCGGTAACGAGGACAAGTTCCTGCGCCAGTCTGGCTTCAAGCGTTTCCCAGGCTTGGCACCACGCTGGGCTGTGACGGGCAACGACATCTACGGCAACAGCCCAGGCATGGAAGCTCAGGGCGACGTCAAGCAGCTTCAGCACGAGCAGCTGCGCAAGTCGCAGGCGATTGACTACCAGGTCAATCCCCCACTGCAGGTGCCCACCCAGTACAAGGACGCTGCGAAGTCGCGTCTGCCAGGCGGCATCATGTTCGCTGACGTCACCCAAGCCGGTGGCGGCATCCGCTCTGCGTTCGAGGTCAACCTGGACCTGAACCACCTGCTGGAAGACATCAACGACGTGCGCGGTCGCATCCGCGGCGCCTACTACGCCGACCTGTTCATGATGTTGGCCAACGACACGCGCAGCGGGATTACCGCTACCGAGGTTGCAGAACGCCACGAAGAGAAGATGCTGATGATTGGCCCCGTGCTGGAACGCCTGCACGACGAGCTGCTGAAGCCCCTGATCGACATTACTTTCGACTACTGCGTTGAGGCAGGCATCCTACCCCCAGCCCCGAAGGAACTGCAAGGCGTTGAGCTAAACACCGAGTTCATTTCCACACTGGCTCAGGCACAGCGCATCGTCAGTGCCCAGGGCATGGACCGACTGCTGGCTACTGTTGGCAATATCGCTGGCCTCAACCCAGGCGTACTCGACAAAATCGACTTCGATCAGGCCATCGACGACTACGGCCAGATGTACGGCGTCAACCCAGAAATCATCGTGCCTGACGACGTGGTGGCCAAGAAGCGTGCAGATGCAGCCAAGCAAGCGCAGCTCATGCAAACCGCAGCCACAATGCCGCAGACCGTTGAGACTGCGAAGACGGCAAGCGAGATTAACCCGCAGAACCTGCAAAGCGTGATGGCCAGCCTACAAGGCTACAACACGCCAGGCGCGCAATAGCGTGTGCTTAAGCCGCTAAGCGCCTCAGAGAATCCGCAGCATGTCATCCACCGAACGCGACCCTACAGACCTGAACGCGCACGCACGTGAAGACGAGGCCAAAGGCCTTGAAGCAAACGTCGAACGCAAGAAGGAACTAGACGACATTCGCTGGTTGATGGGCCACAAGCAGGGCCGTAGGTTTGTCATGCGACTCTTGGAGAAGGCCGGTATCTACCGTACCAGCTTCACTGGCAACAGTGAGACCTTCTTCCGTGAGGGCATGCGTAACATGGGCCTGTTTGTGCTCAGTGAGGTTATGGAAGTAACCCCTGAGCAATTTGCACAAATGCTCAAGGAGCAGAAGCAATGACAGTAGAAGCCGTAGCGCCAGTAACCAGCCAAGCAACACCCGATGCTGGGGTACAGCCTAACGTCGATCCAGGCGCACTGCCTGAAGGTTCGGTAGCACCAGAGTCGGTCGCCCCAGGCGCTGATGACGGCGCAGCCAATAACGAGCCTGAAGCGGAAATCAGCTACGAGTTCGTAATGCCGGAAGGCATTGAGCCCGATGCGAAAGCCACTGAAGAGTTCGTTGCGATTGCCAAGGAACTGAAGCTGCCCAAGGAAGGCGCGCAGAAACTGGTCGACCTCGCCATCGCGCGAGACAAAGCCCAGGCTGAAGCGTTCTCTGCGCAGGTTCAGGCGTGGGAAGCCACGGTGGTGGGGGACAAGGAACTCGGCGGCGCCAAGCTGCAGGAGACCTTGGCCGTCTGCCAGAAGGCGATTGCACTTGGGCCACCCGAACTGAAGGACCTGCTGAGCAGCACCAAGATGGGAAGCCATCCTGCTGTCGTGAAGTGGGCGTATGCCGTCGGCAAAGCATTGAGCGAAGACAACTTCGTACCTGGTGGCTCTGGAGCACCCAAGGGCGCAGCTGGCGCAGCTCAAGTCCTGTATCCAAATCAATCTTAGAACGAGGTAACTCAAAATGGCTTTACTCTCTACCGGCGCACTGACCCTGGCCGACTGGGCAAAACGTCTCGACCCTGATGGCCAAGTGCCTAAAGTGGCCGAGCTGCTGTCTCAAACCAATGAGATTCTTGAAGACGCGGTGTTCATGGAAGGCAACCTGCCAACCGGACATCGTTTGACAATCCGCACCGGATTGCCTCAAGTCTTCTACCGCATGATTAACCAAGGTGTGCCGACCAGCAAATCGCTGACCGCGCAGATCGACGAAGCCTGCGGTATCCTGGAAGCACGTTCGCACATCGACGTGGAGCTGGCCAAGCTCAACGGTAATACTGCTGCCTTCCGTTTGTCGGAAGACCAGGCGTTTATCGAAGCGATGAACCAGACCATGGCTGGCGCGATGTTCTACGGCAACCCCGGTACTGATCCCCGTCAGTTCCTGGGCCTGCAGACCCGCTACTCCAGCTTGACTGCCGGTAACGCCCAGAACATTCTGGACGCTGGCGGTACAGGTTCCAACAACGCATCCATCTACCTGGTGGTGTGGGGTGAGAACACTGTCTTCTGCCCATTCCCCAAGGGCACGAAGGCTGGCTTGATGCACCAGGACCTGGGCGAAGAGTCTGTGCCCGACAGCAACAACAACTTCTTCCAAGCGCTGCGTGCTCTGTACCAGTGGAAGAACGGTGTTGCCGTCAAGGACTGGCGTTATGTTGTGCGGATCGCCAACATCAACGTGACCGACTTGACAACCCAAGCCGGTACACAGGCGACCACCGCTGCTACGCAGATCATCAACTTGATGTCTCGTGCCTTGGACCGCGTGCCAAACTTGTCCATGGGTCGTGCTTGCTTCTACGCAAACCGCACCGTGTACAGCATGTTGCGCGTCGCCGCGCTGAACAAGTCCAACGCTGCCTTGAGCATTCAAGACGCGCTGACCCAGTTCGGCACTCCCTACGCGTTGACCAAGTTCTTGGGCGTGCCCTTGCGCAAGGTCGACCAGCTGTTGAACACCGAGTCTCGCGTGGTCTAAAGCTGACATGAGCCTGCTTCGGCAGGCTCTATTCGCAACCATCTTTAAGAGGTAAACCAAATGATTCTCGACAACACTCTCCTCCTGTCCGGCTCCTACTCCGCAGCTGGCGTACTGTCTGGCCAGGCCGTCACTGCAACCGCAGTGTCGACCAATACCTACGACACCGCGCCTTTGGCTTTGGGCGGTAACACTCCCAACGACATTGGCCGTGGCGAACCCTTGAGCATCGCAATCAGCACCTTGGTGGCCGCCACCGCAGCTGGCGCAGCGACTGTCAACTTCGAGTTGATCCAAGCTGACGACGCTGCGTTGACAACCAACGTGGAAACGATTGTGCAGACCGGCCCTATCGGTAAAGCAACGTTGGCCGTGGGTGCCTTGGTGCACTTGCGCTACGACCGTGCAGCACCGCTGGCCGCTCGTCGCTACATCGGTATCCGCTACACCGTAGGTACGGGTCCATTGACCGCTGGCACGTTCTCCGCCGCCATCGTCAAAGACCCAGCCGACATCGCCAATATCTACGGCAAGTCCGGCATCCTGGTCTCCTAAAGAGACCCCTCCCGCTACGTTCACACCAGGCAATTGAAGCCGAAATGTCGACGTAGCGGGAGCCCTATTTTCACAACTGAAAGACCACCATGGCCGATACCCCTATCAAGTACATCGTCAAGGAAAAGTCTCTCATTGGCAACGAGTTGTTCGAGGCTGGTGCAGAGGTTGAACTACCGGAGGGCACACTGCCCGCCGAAAACTTGGAGCCCACCTGCGAACGCGGTGCCGCCAAGTACCAGGAGTACCTGGAGTCCAACGCAGAGCGCGTGCGCAAAATGAAAGAACAGTTTTGTGATGATGGCCTGACCGGCGACGTCACGTTGCTGTCCAAGCTGATCGCATCCGCTGTGGCTCAAGCCTTGAAGGACCAGAAGGACGCCGACGCTGCGCAAGCTGCTGCCTTGGCGGAAGCTGAAGCAATCGCACTGGCTGAAGCGAAAGCCGCCAAAGGCAAAAAAGCCTCCGCAGCCGACCTGGCGTAAGCCATCGGTTGACGATTGAATGTGGGGCCTTCTGGCCCCACTTTTGTTTGAAAGAACGCCATGACCGCAATGAACATCAAGTCCGAAGGTAACGAAGTTCCTTCTCCAGACTACGACTGCAGCCCCACAATCTGGCTCAACGATGACCAGTGCGAAGCGCTCGGCATCACCTCACCTCCAGCCCCTGGCAGGGTCTACCACATGAAGGTAGTCGCGGTGGCCACTAGCGTTACGGCGGAGCTGGAAGAGGCTGACGAAGCCAGCACAGAGGGGAGTGCGCCTGACGTTCGGTTGACTCTTAAACTCACTGATATTGAGATTGTCGACAGCGGGAAATCTATCGCTGCTTCGCTCTACGGAGAGTAAGCCATGGCCACGAGTGACGTCGTTATCTGCAACCTTGCGCTGAGCCACATCGGCGCCGACGCAGTGCTGTCTTCTATCAACCCGCCTGACGGCAGTGTGGAGGCTGGCTACTGTGCCCGCTACTATCCCGTAGCCCGGCAGGGGTTGATCGAGATGCACGCGTGGGGGTTTGCGAAGACACGCGTTGCTCTGGCCGCTCTCAGCGTCAACCCAAGCGCAACGTGGACCTACGCCTACGAGGCGCCCTCAGACATGATCCAGAGCCAGCGCATCTTGACCACGAGCACACTGGACGCCTATGGGTTTTTTCCCTTCGGCGGCCTACTGCGTGCTGACGAGGTGGCACTGTTCAGTGAACGCGGCTCTGCCAACTTCGACATCGAGGATGGCGTCGTGCTGACGCACGAGCCTGACGCAGTGCTGCTGTACACCCGCGACGTCATCGACACCAGTAAGTTCACCGCCGGTTTCACCTCGGCACTGTCGTTCCTGGTGGCATCCTACCTGGCCGGTCCCCTGATAAAGGGCGCTGAGGGCACCAACGCTGCACTGAAGATGCGCCAGGTGGCAGAGCGCAAAGCCGCGCAGGCAGCTGCCAACGACGCGAACTCCAGTGTTGAATCTTCAGGCCATGTGCCAGAACACATCCGTCGTCGAGCATGAGCACCAAAACGCTACAGAGGTCCTTCGCGGGAGGTGAGATAACCCCCGAGCTGTTCGGGCGCCTGGACCTGCCAAAGAACCAGACTGGCATGCAGAAGGTGCTCAACTTTCTGGTGCTGCCTCACGGCCCCCTGGCCCGCAGGCCAGGTACGGCGTTCCTGAACGAAAGCCGCGACAGCACGAACATCTCGCGGATCATCCCTTTTGTGTACAGCGCCAGCCAGGCCATGGTCCTGGAGCTTGGCGTCGGGTACATGCGCTTCCACAACGGCAACGGCACACTACTGGAAACCAACTACGCTATAGTTTCTGTAGCGGGAAACACAGTAACGCAGACGGCTCACGGCTATGCTACCGGGGATTGGGTATTCCTGTCCTTGTCCGGCGCTGGCGGTCGCTTCTTCAAGATCACCGTCACCGGAGCCAACACCTACACGACAGCTGACCCCGGCGGCACAGCGGCCAACCCCAACGTTGCGTACAACCAGGCGGCGCGCGTCTACCAGATCGCAACACCATACGTTGCCGACGACTTGTTCAGCATCGTCTACGCACAGAACGCAGACGTAATAACGCTGACACTGAACTTGAAGCCAACCCAGGAGCTTCGCCGCCTTGGTGCCACGAACTGGACGCTGACCGCCGCCAGCTTCGCACCCACGGTATCGGCGCCCACAGCACCATCCGCTGTCGCCACCGTGGCAGTGGCCACCAACCTGACCACGCAGCGGTACGTCGTCACAACGATGGCCAACGACTTGGTAACCGAGTCCCTGCAGACTGCGGTGGTGACGTGCGACAACAACCTGACTCTGGCCGGTAACTTCAACACCATCAGCTGGACTGCGGCCGCAGGCGCCAACCGCTACTACGTGTACAAGCAACGTGGTGGAGCCTGGGGCTACATCGGCCAGACAACAGGCCTGAGCCTGATCGACGACAACATCACAGCCGACACCACGCAGGTGCCTCCTGAAGCCAACATCTCGCTGAACGCAGCCGCAGGGGACTACCCCGCAGCAACGACCTACCACGAGCAGCGTCGGTGGTTCGGCGGGACCATCAACAGCGCACAACGCATATACGCCACGCGCAACGCGACCGACTCGAACATGACGTCCTCGGTCCCCTCGCGCGACGACGATGCTTTGCAGTTCCGCATCGCGGCTGCTCAGCAGAATGCCATTCGGCATCTGGTCCCCCTGGCCGACTTGCTAGCCCTCACTGCCGGTGGAGAGTTCCGTATCTACTCGGACGGCTCCAGTTCGGCCATCACGCCAAAGAGTCTGACGGTAAAGCCCCAGGCGTATTGCGGCGCGAACGGCGTACAGCCAGTCGTAACCAGCGGATCGGCCTTGTACGTCCAGGCGCAGGGCTCACACGTTCGGGAGATTGCCTACGACCCATCAGGCACTGGCTTCTACCGGACGGTGGACATCAGCCTGATGGCACCTCACTTGTTCAACGGCTACAACATCGTGCAACTGGCGTATTGCCGGGCGCCAGACCAGATGCTGTGGGCGGTGCGCAGCGACGGTACGCTGCTCGGCCTCACCTACGTCCCGGACCAGAACGTCTACGGCTGGCACCAGCATGTCACAGACGGCTTTGTTGAGTCCATCGCGGTGATACCGGAGAACAACACCGACGTGTTGTACATGAGCGTTCGGCGTACCGTTAACGGTCGTACCGTGCGCTATATCGAGAAGCTGCAAACGCGCATCTTCACGACGCTGGTAAGCTGCTTCTATGTGGACTCCGGCCTGACGTACACTGGTTCGCCAGTCAGCACCGTGACGGGCCTCTGGCACCTTGAGGGCAAGACGGTAAGCATCCTGGCGGACGGCGCAGTGGCACCCAGCGTCACGGTGACGAACGGCACCATCACCTTAGTGACACCGGCCAGCACCATCAGCATCGGCCTGGGTTACGTCTCCGACGCGCAGACCGTACCGCTAGACCTGGAAGGCGCAGCGGCAGGCGGTATGGGCACCGTGAAGAACGTCAACAAGGTCCACATCCGCGTTGCCCAAAGCTCGTTGGTGTCCGCAGGCCCTTCGTTCTCCCGGCTAACCGACTACCCTTCGCGCGCCATCAGCGACCCCTATGGCTCTCCACCGGCATTGCGCAACGGTGAACTACCCCTGGCGATTGGCGCCTCCTGGCAGTCCGATGCCACGGTATGCGTGCGGGCTTCAGCCCCACTCCCGCTCACGATGCTGAGCATGGCAATCGAGGTGGCAGTAGGTGGCTAACATCGACGTGCGCAAGCCGCAGTGGGGTGACTCGCTTGAGCTTGTTGTAAAAATGAGACAGGCCGACCTAGAGGAGCTGGCAGCCCTTGGCTACACTTCCGGCCTAGACCACCTGATCGACACCAGCGTGAACGCTTCAGCCCCGGCCTACACCATCACCGCCGACGGCGATGTCGCGTGCATCATGGGTGTCGTGCCGTTGGCCGATGGCGCTGCTATCTGGATGCTTGGGACGGACCTCGTTACTGTGCACCAGCGTGCGCTTATGCGTCTATGCCGACCCTACATTCAAGCCTTCCTGAGCGAGTACAAACACCTTTACAACTACGTCCACGCAGACAACACCCGCGCGGTACGGTGGCTTAAAAGTGTTGGTTTTACGCTACAGTCCCCGGAACCCTACGGCCCTCTCGGGTCGCCTTTCCACAGATTCGATATGAGGTCCTGATATGTGCGAGCCCACCACCCTACTGATTGCCAGCTCTGCGCTGGCGGTTACGAGCGCAGTGGCCCAAGGGCAAGCCAAGCAGGACCAGGCCAACTACGAGGCCGGTGTCGCACGCGACAACCAGAAGACAGCCAAGTTCGCTGCGCAAGACGCATTGCGCCGTGGCGACATTGAGGCTGGCCGGGTACAGCGCAACGCCAACAGCGTACTCGGATCGCAACGCGCCAGCTTCGCCGCCAAGGGTTTGGACCTGCGTGACGGCACGCCCGGCGACATCATGGACCAGACCAACTTCTTCGGCAAGATTGACGCCGAGAGCGCCCGGTACAACGGTAAGGTCGAAGCCTGGCAGAAGCAAAGCCAGGCCAACAACTTCGGCGCCCAGGCGTCCGCTGCCTCCTCCCGTGCCGGTAGCGCCATGACGGAGAGCTTGCTTTCCGCAGGCACCTCGGTGGCCTCCAACTGGTACTCCTACGGTGGCGGAGCCCCGAAGGCAAAACCGAAGATGGACTGGTACGAGTAACATGCCAACAATACCCGCCTACGATGGCCCTCAAGTACGCCAAGCCGCGCTTGAGGGTGGCTTCCAACAGAACCAGGACATCAGCTCCGGTCGCCTTGGCGTAGCGAAAGCGCTGCAGGGTGCAGGGGACGCACTGGACAAGCTGGACCAGCAACGCGCTACGCTTCAAGCCCAAGAGGCTGAAGTGAAGATTCGCCAGGCTTGGTACGAAACCGACACGCGACTGCGCAAAGAGTTCAGCGGAACCAAGATCGGCGGCTACCAAGCTGCCGTCGACAAGTGGTGGAACGAAGACGCCAAGACCCTGGGCGAAGGCCTGGATGGGCGTGCCCAGATGATTGCCAGCCGGTCTCTAGTTGCGGCTCGTGACATCGCCACTCGCACAACGTCGAACTACGCCCAGGCTGAGACTGCACGCGTCGAGGAGGTAGGCCACGCCGCTGCCAAGAACGCGGTTATCCAGGGCGCCCTGACGGCGGTAAAGGATGGCGACGTACAGGCGGCACCCATGGCCGCTACTGACATCCGTGCGAAGAACGCGAGGTGGGGTGAGTTACGCAACCTGTCAGCGGACGAGGTAGCGTACCACAACGTCAAGGACCTGACGACGCTGCACAGCAACGTTATCAGCCAGCTCAGCGAAACCAACCCCGCAGCTGCGCGCGCCTACTGGGATAAGCTGGACAAGGGCAAAGAGTTCGACGCCACACGCGTTGACGAAGTAGATAAGCTGTTGAAGCAGGCCACCGGGCAGCACAACGCTCAGTCGTTTGGCGACGAGGTGATGGCCAAGAAGATGACACTGGAAGACGCTCTGGCCGAGGCGCGCAAACGCTTCGATGGCAAGGACGAGGAGATGGCCCTGGCTGAGGTTAAGACCCGCTTCACGGAGCAGGAAGTGATACAGTCGCGTCAGGCGAAGGCCGTTGAGAAACAGGGCTGGTCTATTCTCATGGAGAAAGGCAGCATGAGCGCTATCCCTCCGTCACTGATGGTGACCCTGCGCGAGCAGGCGCCAGAGGCCGAGCGCCAGATGCGCGACTGGCTGGCAGCCAAGGCTCGCCAGGCAAAGGCCGATGCCGAGGGCAAGAGCGACCCAGACGAGTTTGGCCGGTACTACACTTACCGCGTCATGGCCATGGAAGACCCGCAAAAGTTCTCCAAGCTGAATCTGACCCAGGTACAGCCCTACGTCAGCAAGCAGCAACTCAACCACCTGGTCGAACTGCAAGGTGGCATCGAGCGCAGTGACGCCAAGGCCATGGACCTGAACACCCAGGTCAAGACTGCAGTGTCCAGCGTGAAGACGGCCATACTGGCAAGCGGCCTGGACATGACACCTAAAGAAGGGTCAGCCGCTGCGACTGAGTACAACAACTTCATGGGCTCCGTCACCATGGCTATTAGCGAAGCTCAGCGCGCAGCAGGTGACAAACCGCTGCCTCCTGAGAAGCTGAAAGCCATCGGCATGGACATGTTGCGCGTCAAGTACGAGCAGGGCTCTGGCATCTTCGGTGCGTTCCGTAGCACGAAGAAGGGCTACCAGGTCATAGCCGACCCGAACAGCGCAAACAAGAACTTTGTGGACACGCCTTACGGAGAAATTCCCGAGGCCATCCGCAATCAGCTGGAAGCCGACGCCCCTGGTCCGAAGACCACCGGCATGTATGGAACCAAGCGCATCGACAAAGAGGCGATAGAGCGTGCGTACCAGCGTGGGCGCGAGCAAGGAAGGTTTAAGTAATGGGCCAGTATTCTGACCTCTTCAACGATACGCCAGCCCCACCGGCTAACCCCGGCACGGCAGTGCAGCTCACCGCCGACGCGGTGCCACAGCAAGAGGTTAAGTACAAAGACCTGGCAGCCCGGTACAAGGTGCCGGTTGACGTCGTTCGCACTTTCCCAAAGGACTACGAGGTCAAGGCCAAGGTCGATGATGTCGACAGCGCCACAGCCAATGCACCCCACCTGCGAAGCTGGCTAGCCGACACACGCAATACGCCCTTGGTCGATACCAAGGACGTAGGCGTGCTGAGCACCTTGGAGACTGCGCTGGCTAACACCGGCAAAGCCATCTTGAGTGCAGGCCCGAAGTTCAACGAAGGTGCATGGGGCGTGGCCCGAGCCGGTGCTGAACTGCTGCCAGACATCGTTGGCCTGCCTGCGGCCGAGCTGTTCGCCAAGTACGGCGGCATCCAGCGGTCTACGGCAAACGAGCTGATGCCGAAGGCAGAAAGCGTACTGGGCGCCGGATGGTACTCTGGCATGCAGTCACTCGGCCTGAACATCCTGCAGATGCCGCTCGGCATTGGCGGAAAGCTAGCCCCAGTACTCGCATCCATGGGCCTGTCTACAGGTGGCCAGGCGTATGGCGAAGCGCGCGACGCCGGAGTCGGCATCCCCAAGGCTCTGATGTTCGGAGCCTCACAAGGCGTGATCGAAGCAGGCACAGAGATGATGGGCTTGCCCGCTGCCCTGGGCGTGTTCAAGCCCGGGCAGTTTGGCGCCAAGGCCATGGAGTACCTGTGGAAGGATCAAGTCGGAGAGCAGATCGCAACCCACCTTCAGGACCTTAACGAGTGGGCTGTGCTGCATCCAGAAAAGACGCTGCAGGACTACATCGACGAGCGCCCAGACGCAGCCCTGCAAACCGCCCTGGCAACGGCCTTCGGTGGTGGCGGCCAGGTGGTGCTCAGTAAGGTCGTGCAGAAGGGCCTGCAGATCGCGGCGAAGGATCACGGGCAGGAGCGCGCCCAGGCCAACGCCGACCAGCTCGGCCAGATGCTGGCCTTGGCTGCACAAGCGCAGCTGCGCGAGCAAAGCCCCCAGACGTTCGCTGAAGTGTCACAACACCTGGCGGAGCAAACCGAAGGTGCACCTACCGAGGTGCGCTTCGACGCACGCACGTTGGGCGAGGTGCTAAACCAAGACGAGATAGCGATGCTTCCAAGCGTTGCTTCCCAGATGCAAGAGGCCCTGGCCACTGGCGGAGAGGTCCGTGTGCCTATCGGTGAACTGCTGGCCAGCGTTGCAGGAACTCCGGTCGAGAAGAAGCTCACCGAGCATGCACGCATTGGCGATGCTGACATGAGCCAGGCGGAAGCCAAAGAGGCGCAAGCCCAGGCCGAGACCTACCTGCAAGACGAGGCCAAGCGCGTCATCTCTGAAGCCACCGATACCGTGGCCGCTCAGGCAAGCGCAGATAAGGTAAAGGCCAACATCCACAGCCAGCTCACCACCTTGGCTCGGTTCACGTCGGATGTGAACGGGGCCTACGCAACTGTGGCAGCCAACATGTACACCGCACTGGCATCACGCCTGGGCGTTACAGCGGAAGAGGCCTACGACCGCTACCCGCTGAAGATTAACGGCGTCAACCCAGCGACCCAAGGAGAGGTGCTTAACTCACGTCCCGGTGCGCTCAGCGTTGAGGGCTACCACTACAGCAAGGCCGAGCGGCCTATCATCAGTGGGCACGCCTTTGGCTCAGGGCTGAAGGGCAGCAACCAGGATATGTACGCGAACGCGGAAGACAAGCGCTTGCGCAATCGCTCGTACTTCTACGTTGACACCGGCACTGGTATCACGCCTGAAGCAGGTGTCGGTGGCATCGGCCACCGCGCTCAGCTCAACAACATCTATGACGCCAACACCGACCCCCTGCGCTTGCGCAAAGGCGGCCAGCTGGCGTTCGAGAGCGCGGTGCTAGACAACGGCTTCGACGGCTACCTGGACCGGCTCAGCGGCACCCAGCCTGGGCAGGTGGTCGTACTCAACGGAAAGATGGTAGACGCCGAGGTGCTTGGCCCTACCGGCAAGACCAAGGGCAAAGTAGTGCCAGCTGTTGGCACACGCGAAAGCATTGGCCGGGATCAGGTCGTGGACCGGGTTACCGCCAACAACGCTTTGCCCTCCGGCGCCCCTACCCTGGCGCGATGGGCTGAGCTGCTTCCAACTGAAGACTACGCTGCCATGAAGCAAGCTGGCGTCTTTGATGGGGACCTTACCAAGACGATGTACAAGTCGGAACTGGTGAAGGCTTTTGAGAGCAAAACGGAGGACCCAGTTTATGGCCAACGAGACCGAGAAGGAAGCCGCGCGATTGGAAGCGATACGCCGCTACCAGGTGCGCCAAAGATTGAAGGCGCGAGCGGCCCAGACCAACGCCTCGTAGACGTTGCCGAAACCTACGCTGCCAGCGTAGGTATCGACCTGCGCCGTCAGAGCGAGTACGTGAAGGTTGATCCAGAGCGTGCTGCACGTATCGCGCAGGCCTACGAGGACATGAAACACGCACCTCAAGACCCCGAGGTGAAGGCTGCCTACGCCGACCTCATAAAGCAGACCCTGGCGCAGTACAAAGCACTGGAGGACGCCGGGTACAAGTTCACCTTCTTCGACAGCAGCACCGACCCCTACAAAGGCAACCCATGGAACGCAATGCGCGACCTGCGCGCGAACCAGACGATGGCTGTGTACGGCACCTACGACGGCTACGGCACTGAGGGTGTGACCCAGGGAGCCACCGAGGACAACCCCATGCTGGCCGACACCGGCCTGCAGTGGCCAGACCAAGGCGGGGTGATGCATCCTGTGCTGGCCAACGACCTGTTCCGTGCAGTGCACGATGCCTTCGGCCACGGCTTCGAGGGTGCTGGCTTCCGGGCAGACGGCGAGGAGAACGCCTGGCAAGCCCACGTGCGTTTGTTCACCGGCCCTGCTGTGGCGGCGATAACCACCGAGACGCGCGGCCAAAACAGCTGGCTGAACTACGGCCCCCACGGCGAGAGCAACCGCAACGCCAAGGTGGAGGACACTGTTTTTGCTGACCAGAAAACAGGTCTCATGCCAGCGTGGACCTGGGAAGAAGGCCGCGCCGGAGATATGCCAGAAGCGGTATACGAGCAGTCGGACCCGAAGAAGATTGCAGGGCTTGCACGCATCGAAAAGAACCTTACACCAGCGGAGCGAAACAAGCTCAACAAAGGCACTGCCCAGCGCCTGGTAGACCTGTTCAAAGGCCTACCGCCTACTGACCAGTTCGTAGCTGCAGCTTGGGCTGGCAGGGCCAAGCGTGGGTGGTACAAAGAAAGTGCACTGGCCATTGGTCAGGTGTTTGGTCCTGACGCTCCTCGCTTTGCCGGACTGCTGGCGGCCATGTCGCCTCAAAACTCAGTCGAAACCAATCTACTTAACACCCTCAACACCTGGAAAAACTGGGTGGCCGCCGGGCGTCCTACCTCGCGCGAAGACATCGTGCAGATCATGGGCCGTTCGGTAGAAGGCACAGGCGGCGTTAGCAGCGTGTTGGATGCATGGATCAACAACAGCGTTCGCGCGCTGACGACAGAGAACCCAGGGCAGGATTTACTGTCAGGACCAAAGGTTGACAGCTTCATGCGCAATTTGCTCAACGACGTAGAGCAGGTGACGAACGACGCTTGGATGGCCAACTTCGCCTTTGTCGACCAGAAGATGTTTAAGGGTGGCCTTAACGCTACGGACGCAGGAAAAGGCCCGGGCTACCTGGCCATGAGCGCCAAGGTACGCGAAGCAGCAAAGGTGCTGACCGAGAAGACCGGGGAGCAGTGGACACCCGCCGAGGTTCAGGAGACAATCTGGTCGTGGGCCAAAACACTGTACGAAGCGCAAGAGGCGGACATCTCTGCCAGCGATATTCTGTACAACGAGCAACTGACCCACGAAATGATCCGGGCCACGCCCGACTTTAAGGGGTTATTCCATGACGAAAAGTACGAAAAAATCCTCCGCGACGCGGGATATGGCAGTCAACTCGACGCTCTCGATCCTGGATCAGCAGGCCGTGAAGTCGCCGGACTTAGCGAGCAAGCAGGCCCGTTTGATAGCGCTACTCAGTACAAACACGAACTCGCCAGCGCCAAACGACTTGAAGACCTAAAACGCTACGGAAAACCTGACTCGGCTAAAGTCTACGAGCAGGCTGACAACAAGTACCAATCCAAGTACCTAGCTGGCCGCGATGTCGCCTCACTCAACCCCGAGGAGCGGGCGCAGTACGACGCCTTGGCGACACCGGAAGTGCTCAACGCCCCTGGCGCTCGCGGCACCTTCAACCCGAAGACGCTGACCATAAGCCTGCTGGAGAGGGCCAACCTCTCCACGTTCCACCACGAGATGGCGCACTTCTACCTGGAGACGCTGATCGACGTCGCCAGCGGGCCGAACGCACCTGCGCCTATCGTGTCGGACGTTAACACCCTAATGGGCTGGTTCGGTGTCAAGGACCTGGCGACGTGGAATGGCATGAGCTTCGAGGCCAAGCGCGCCAGCCATGAGAAGTTTGCGGAGCACTACGAGCGCTACCTGTTCGAGGGCCAGTCTCCCAACCAGGAGATGCAGACACTCTTCCGCCGGTTCTCCACCTGGATGAAGGACGTCTACAAGAACGTCAAGGACTGGATGGAAGGCATGGGCAAAACGCTCACGCCCGAAGTCCGTGGCGTCTATGATCGGATGCTGGCCACAGACGCCCAGATCGAAGAGGCAGAGCACGTTCGCAATTACGCCCCGCTATTCAAGTCCGCAGACCAGGCTGGTATGACACCAGAGGCCTGGACCATCTATCAGCTGCAAGCCCAAGAGGCTACCGAGACGGCGATGGAGAATCTGCAGACGCGCAGCTTGCGTGACATGAAGCTGACGATCAACGCCCAGTCGCGTGCGCTCAAGGCTCTCACCAAGGACGCTGCCGAGAAGCGCAAAGCGATTGAGGCTGAGGTCAAGATGGAAGTCGCCAGCTTGCCGGTGTACGAGGCCAAGGCGTACCTGGACGCAGCGCACAAGCCAACCGCCGAGGACAAGGCAGCGAGCGCAGCCCACAAGGCTCTACGCGATGCTGCTGCGGCCAAGGCACTGGAAGACGCCAAGGCAGCGCTTCCTGGGTTCGCTGAGGTCAAGGGCCTGGAGAAAGCCCAGCTGGTGGCCAAGAGCAAGCGCGAGCTAACCAACGCTGTAGACCGGGAGATGATCGCCTGGGACCGGGCAAACCCCAAACCCGAGAAGACCAACTCGGAGACGGACCTGCAGGTGGCCAGCGAGATGTTCGGCTACTCGTCTCCCGACGAGATGCTGCGTGCCATCCGGGAGGCAGAGCCTTTCGCAGGCGTCGTCGACGGCATGACCGACCAGCGTATGCTGGAGCGCTACGGGGACCTGGCCACGCCGAAGGCTTTGGCCAACGCTGCCAACGCCGCCGTGCACAACGAGGCACGCGCAAGGTTCATTGCAACTGAGCTGAAGGCGCTTAACGAAGGCATGCGCTTAACCCCTCCCAGTCGTCTTAGCATTCTTGAGAAGCTGAAGGAGTGCCTAGGATCATGAACACCACATCAAGCATGGAGATAGGCGCGGCCCTGGCGGACCTCGTATCTTTGGCGGAGAAAGACGCAGTAACGCTACCGGCAATGCTGGAGGCGTTAAAGGCTTTGGTGGCCAAGAGCACAACGCCCGTAGTCAACGTGGCGGCCCCGAACGTCAACGTGGCGGCCCCCAACGTGAATGTGGCCGCCCCGGCCGTCAACGTAACCGCCCAAGCAGGGCAAACCATCGTAAAGCTCGTGGAGCCAACGAAAAAGAAAGTGAGCCTGAAGGTTCACTACAACGACAGTGGACGCATCGACACGATGGACGTCGTAACCGTAGCAGAGGGCTAAACCATGGCAGTCTCAATGGCAACCGCCTTGCGGAACAACCGCTTGGACCAGATCACATCTTTCGCTGGCGCTGGCGCTAAGCTGCGGGTCTACACCGCTGCCTATGCTGCGGTCCTGTATGAGTCCACCTGCGCTGCCACCTTCGCTGCTGCGGCCTCGGGCGGCGTGCTCACCGCCAACGCTATCGGCAACGCTACCGCAACGGGGTCTGGGACCGCAGCCATCGCCCGCCTGTACAAGTCGGACGGCACGACCATGGTATTGGAAGGCTTGACCGTCGGCACCAGCGGCACGAACATCGTCATCGCCAACACCACTATCGTCGCCCTTGACACGATCACAACCTCCAGTGCGACCATCACTGAAGGGAACCCATAAGCGATGTCCCTGAAACACGCCTTTGTCAGTGGAAAAACTGATGGCGGTGACGCTACGCAGGTGCAGCCGTCGAACTGGAATGCTGACCACGCTATTGATGCCGATGGAGTAGTCATTCCGGCAGGGGCACTGCCAGCGGCACCAGCGTCGGGAAACTACCGACTATTTGCAAAAAGCCAAGGTGGGCGGGTTATGCCCGCCTTCATGGGCCCCAGCGGATTGGACTCTGTTCTGCAACCCCACATGGCAAAGAGCGGGTGGGCGATGTGGAGACCAGCGGGCCAGTCAACAACCATCCAGGCCACCGGGGCCGCCGCGCTAACCGCCACTGGGACCGCAACGACCAAAAGCTACGCAACCACCAGCCTGCACACCCGCACCACTGGCGTTGACTACCTAGTAACCACGGCAGCAACCACTGCGGTGGCGGGATACCGCGCAGCAACAAATACCTACCGTGTAACTGACGGCTTCCACATGATTTTTCGTGTGGCTCCTGCTACTGGCGGCACTGTTGCAACAGGGCGTTTCTTTTGCGGAATGAGTACATCAACCGCAGCGCCAACGGATGTAGACCCATCAACACTTACGCAAATTTGCGGGGTGGGCTATGCAAAGGGAACTGATACCAATTGGCAAATTTACTTTGGCGGAACTGCCACCGCCAAGGTGAACACTGGCATGGCAGTGCCTGCTGCAGATCGCAGCGGCCCATTCACAGTCATCATATTTTCGCCACCCGGCGGTGCGTACATCGGCGTCAAGATCGTAGACGAAACAACCGGCGTCAGTTTTGAAAGCACTACGACAACAAGCACCAACATGATGGCGGCAGCGACAGCAGCAGGCCCCCGCGCATACCACTCGGTAGGCGGTACGTCTAGCGTTGTCGGCCTAACGCTGTTTCTGGGCTACGTTGAAACGGATAACTGACCATGGCTGCGTTCGATAGTGGCGCGTTCGATAGTGGCGCGTTCGACGCAGGGGGTGGCGGTGGCCCCGCCACCCACAACCAATCCCTGGCACTAACCCTTGACGGGGTTGCAGTTTCTGCGGCGCAGAATCTTCAGCATAGCCAAGCGCTGGCGCTCACTCTAGGGGATGTCGGCGTTGCTGTTGCGCAGACGGAGCAACACGACCAAGTAGCGGGCGTCACGTTAGGGGACGCCTCCGTAGCGGTAGCGCAAACGAACACCGGCTCCAGCGGCGGCACCTACAACCAGGCCCTGGCGCTCACACTAGATGACGTCACTCCTGCGACCAACCAGGTCCTCCAGCACAGCCAAGCCTTGGCGGTTACGCTGGGCGACGTGTCCGTTGCGGCAGCGCAAACGCTGCAGCACAGCCAAGCCCTGGCCCTCACGCTTGGTGATGCCAGCGTATCGGCCAGCCAAACAGCAAATCACCCGCAAGCCCTTGCCGTTACTCTTGATGATGCTACTGTTTTTGTAGCACAGACAAATTCAGGCCAGAGTCTACCGAACACCTACGATCAGGCCTTCGCTGTCATCCTTGGTGACATCGTGGCAAGCGTGCAGCAGATCGGCCCCCCACCCCCTGGTGCGACAATAGGCTCGGCGGGGGGACTCCAGCGCCAGATAAGACAACAGAACGAGGACGTCATCGCCCTTGTTCTTTCACTGATACACAGCGAGGTAATCTAAATGGGCACCCTTACCGGCTGCATGGCAAAGGCAGGCAAGCTACTGCACTCTAAAGACCGGGAGGCCATCCTCCAGCGGGCGTCCAGCTTACGTGCAAGCGGCATGGACGCGCAGGCGGCTGCGGTTGCTGCTGTAGACCAGCATATCGCCACGGTTAAAGCGCAGCCGGATCGCAAAGCGCTCGGCAGCGTCAACACGCTGGTGGCTGCGGCCAAGGAGTTCGCGGCAGGGCTTGTGGCAGGACGCAAGGTACGCGACCTAAAGCCTGGCGCCCACGCGGCAGCAGAGGTGCGTGCTGCGAAGAATGCAGAGAAGGCTATGGTGAAGGGTGATACCCAGTCGGCCATCGTCGCTAAGCGAGACCAGCTGCTGCAGTTTCACGCTGCCAAGGCCACGACGGAAGCGCAGGCTGAGATTGATAAAAAGGTCAAGAACCTGAAGGCCATCAGCGCCAATGACAAGCTGCCTATCGAGTACCGCGACCAAGTGGACAAACTGCTGGAGCGCGTGGACCTGAAAGACCGCACACTGCGTGAGCTGGACAAGCGCGCCAAGCTGTCGGCGTGGTTGGAGTCCCAAGAGGAGATAGGCTTAGAGCCCGAAGTGCCGGACTACCTTAAAGAAGATAGCCAGCTCACCAGTTACAAGGACATGACCGTCGAGGAGTTCCGGGGGCTCTACGACACGATCAAACAGATTGAGCACTTGGGGCGCCTGAAGAATACCCTGCTGACAGCCAAGGACAAGCGGGAGTTCAACGCCGCGCGTGACGACATTGCCGAAAGCATTACGACCCTGGCGGGTGACCGCAGCACCAACCCTCGCACCGCAACGACCAAAGGTGGTCGGTGGCTGCAGGCCGTCAAGGACTTCGGCAGCGCGCACATCAAGGCTGCCACATGGGCTCGCGTGTTCGACGGCGGCAAGGACGGTGGCAAGGTGTGGGAATACTTTGTGCGCTCGGCCAACGAGAAAGCAGGCTGGGAAACCACCAAGCGCGCAGAGGCCACAGAGAAGCTGACCGACATCCTGCATCCGTGGCTGGCCAAGGGCGACCTGGGAAAGCAAACCTTCTTCCCTTCCATCAATCGAAGCCTGACGCGCCAAGAGGTACTGGCCATCGCGCTGAACACTGGCAACGAGTCCAACCTGCAACGACTGCTGGGTGGAGAGGGCTGGACCCAGCAGCAACTGGAGCCGGTGCTCAGCACCCTGGACTCTACCGAGTGGTCCGTGGTTCAAGGCGTTTGGGATCACATGGAAAGCTACTGGGAAGCCATCGAAGCCAAGAACCTGCGGGTCTACGGTAAGCGGTTGAACAAGGTGGAGATTGGATCGGACATCGCCACCAAGCACGGCCTGCGCGGAGGATACTACCCCGTCAAGTACGACCCTCGCGCCAGCATACGGGCGGAGGAGCATGCGGACGCAGAAGGCGCACGACGCCAGCTCAAAGGTGCGTACAACGCTGCCACCACGCGCCGGTCATTCACGAAGGCGCGTGCCGACGAGGTGAACGGGCGTCCACTGCTGTACAACCTGAGCGGCCTGTACTCCGGCGTCAACGACGTGATCCACGACCTGGCCTGGCACGAGTGGCTTATCGACACCAACCGCCTGCTGAAGTCGACGGCTATCGACACTGCCATCCGCGAGCACTACGGGGACGCTGCTGCACGCCAGCTCAAGACCTGGCGCGACGCGATTGCCGAAGGGGATACCGGAACCCAGGAGGCCATGGATAGTGCCCTGAGCTGGTTGCGCCAGTCGGTGAGCGTTGCGGGCCTGGGCTACAACGTGATGTCTGCTGCGATGCAACCTATCGGGTTGACCAACTCGATCAGCCGGGTGGGCATGAAGTGGGTGGCGAAGGGCGTTGCCGCCTACACTGCACACCCTGTACAGCAAACCCAGGAGGCACGCGAGAAGTCGGTGTTCATGGCCAACCGCGCACGCACCCAGTTCCGTGACCTCAACGAGCTGCGCAACCGAGTGCAGGGTGAGGACACAGTAATGAACGGCGTGCGCAAGAACGCCTACTTCCTGATGATGCAGGCCCAGAGCATGGTGGACGTGCCAACCTGGCATGGCGCCTACGAGAAGGCCATCAGCGAAGGCAACGACGAAGTGCGCGCCGTCGACCTGGCAGACCAGGCGGTCATCGACTCCCAGGGTGGGGGTGAGACCAAGGACTTGTCGGCCATCGAGCGTGGCGGCCCCGCGCAAAAACTGTTCACCACCTTCTACAGCTTTATGAACACAGTGGCCAACATGGGCTACGCCAACGCCCGCACAGGTGACACAGCCCAGAAGGCTATGTCCATCCTGCTGCTTGGCGTACTGCCTGCCATTCTGCCTGCACTACTGAAGGACGCCCTGACCCCCGGTGGCTCGGACGATGACTGGAAAGCGCTGATGCGCAAACTGCTGGGCGAGCAGCTGTCCTACCTGATGGGCATGATGGTGGTGTCGCGGGAGTTTGCCGAGGCAGGCAAGACGGTTACCGGAACGACAGACCACCCGCGCGACTACTCTGGCCCTGCCGGTGTTCGCATGGTGGCTGATGCGGGAACGTTTGCCAAGCAGCTCTACCAGGGCGAGCTGGACGATGCCTTCCGCAAGGCAGCCATCAACCTGGTAGGCGACCTGGCCGGTCTTCCTTCAGCCCAGCTCAACCGAAGCATCACTGGAACCAAGGCCCTGCTGGACGGCAAGACTAACAACCCGATGGCGGTCCTGATGGGCTACCAGGAACCGAAGTGAGTGTGCTTAAAAGCACGCTCGCTTTGGACAATACGATGTAACCAGGACCACCGCCATGACCGTACCTTCGACAACCCGAAAAGCTGGACCGTACACCGGCAACGGCGTGCAGACGGTGTTTCCGTTCAGCTTCAAAGTGTTCTCCGTAGCCGACGTCACTGTCACGCAGACAGATACGGTAGGCGTGGACGCGACACTGACATCCGGCTATGTCGTAACGCTCAACCCTGACCAAGTTGCCTCACCTGGCGGTAGCATCACCTTGTCGGTGGCGCCCCCTACCGGGTACAAGATCACCGCCACAGGCGCGTTACCTTACGACCAAACGTTGTCCCTGCCAGGCGGCGGTAACTTTAACCCTACCGCTGCGGAAAATGCGTTCGACCGGGTGGTCATGCAACTCCAGCAGGTCAATGAGAAAGTCGATAGGGCTATTAAATCTTCGGTTTCTACGCCCCCCGGGGTGTCGTCAGCGATACCAAGCCCATCCCCCTACAAGGTTCTTGCATGGAATGGAACTGGTACAGCACTAGAGAATACTGACCCTTCTACGTCTTCTGCACTTGCTGCAAATCTATCCGCATCCTCCGGCTCATCCCTAGTAGGCCACCTGCCTTCTGGTGCTGGTGCTGTAGCTACTACGGTGCAGAGCAAGCTGCAAGATTTTTCAACCACAACAGGATACCCGTCCATTCAAGCTGCATTAGATGCAAACCCAAACAAAGCAATTTTGCTAGTGGATGCGTCTTACACACTCTCAAGCACTCTAACCGTTGGAAGCGGTCAGAGGTTGATTGGCTTTGGCCCAAATGTAACAACCGTCAACTACACCGGAACAGGCACGGCAATTCAATATATAAGCCCTTCTGGTACTGGTATTCGGATTTACGGAAGTGGTGCTGAAAACTTCTTATTGACAACTTCAACTGGTGCAACTGGTATTGATTGCGATAGCTTGAGTTCAGGGCAATTTGCTGATTTAATAATCGCGGGTTTTGCAACAAGTGGCCTAAAACACCATACACCAACATCAGGCGGGTCTGTTTACAACCGACATTACAACGTCAAGGCGCAATCGTGCGGCGTTGGTTTTGACTTGGTGCGTGATGGTGGTGGACTATCCAGCTACACCAACGACAACACATTTATAGCTTGCCGTGCAAACATCTGTACCACTGGCTTCAACATTACTGGCGGCAACCACAACATCATTAGCAATTCACAGATTGAAGGGTGTACTACTGGAGTTTATTTGGCTGAATCTGGAGCAGCTTCATGCTCGGTAAACACCATCAGCTTGTGCCGCTTTGAAGGAAATACATCTGATGTGACGATTGGTGCATTGGTTACAGAAACAATTTTGCAAGATAACTTCTATGTAAACGGGAACCGAATAACGGACTCTGGAACACGAACACAGTCCATCGGTGCAGGCCCAAAAGCCCACATTCGTTCATCTGGTTATCAATTGGCGGGGGGTTCCTTCCGCTATGTCCGAACTGCAAACGGTGGCACGGAAGTACCTCACACAGTTTTCAATGATGCTTCTTCTGTAAATAGTCCTGTTACTGTTGAAATTCAGAATACAGCTTCAAGCCTTAGTGCTAGGGCTTTAAGGGTTCGTTACGGCGGCGATGCAGGAGCAATCAAATTTGGTATTGTTCCAATTAGCGGAAAGATTACCGACCTTGCTACAACAAATGGCCCTGTAGGTTCTTTTATCTGTGCTGCTGCTGCATCAACAACGATAAACAACACCTGCGTTACATCGGCATCAGTCATTTTCTTACAAGCTATCGGCGCATCGGCTGGTGCGCTTCAAGGTTCATCAAAGCACCTGATTATTTTGAGCAAAGTAGATGGCGTTTCATTTACTGTGCGTACCGCAGACAGCACCGCAGCAGCAGGTACAGAGGGTTTTCAATATTGGATTGTTAACTAAATGACACCAGAAGAAAAAACCCAATTCATTCACGCCATCACTGAGGCGGTGAAGTCAAAACATAAAACCTTTGGAGATCAAGCCTGATGCCTACGCAAAAAGAAGAAAACACCCACTGGACGATTAAACGCGAGGTGCAACTTGGGCACGTTATAAGCACGATTCTCTTAGCAGCTTCCGCATTTGGCTACATCACCAGCATGGAGAAACGCATCGCTCTCATTGAGGACAAGATCGTTATGCAGAAAGAGCGTGACGATAGGCAAGATGCGCGATACAGCGAGAACATGGGGCAAATGTCTATGAAGATCGACAAGATGGATTCCAAACTGGACAGGCTGATTGAGAGAAAGTGATATGAACTTTGACCAAGCATTTGATGCACTTATAAGCCGTGTGTACGGCAGCAACGATACGGGGCCAGGATGTCCGTAGAGCGCATGAGCGACATCGACACGCGCGAGTTTGACCCGGCAGTGTCAGTAGCCTTGGAGCGGTGCATCTCAAAGTACTACCAGTACAAGGACCGGCATGAGCACCAGAAGGCTCACGGCGCCGCGACGGTCATAAAAATTTTCTACGAGGCCATGACCGGCGACTTCTCTGACACGTTACCAACTCAACGAGGTGACCTATGATTACTGCACTGCTATCCTTCCTTGGGGGCAACGTAGCCCGTATGCTCTTTGGTGAGCTTATGGGCTACCTAAATAAACGGCAGGAGCACGCCCAGGAACTGGAGCGCATGACGATCCAGGAAGCGGCAGCTGCGGCCCAGCATGCACGCAACATGGAAGCCATCAAGGTGCAGGCCGACCTGGGGGTGAAGACGATCCAGGTGCAAGCGGAAGCAGACATCGGCAAGCTGGAGATGGAAGGCTGGCTGGAAGCCGTCAAGGCTACGGCCACAAAGACCGGGGTGCTTTGGGTCGACGCCTGGAACGCAACGATACGCCCTGGCGTGGCCACCTGGTCCGTCATCATGCTTACCCTGGCCGAGATTGGCGCCATCCACGCGCTCAGCGAAAACGTTACGGCAATCAGCAGCTGCGCGTTGGGCATCTACTTGGCCGAACGAAACCTAATGAAGCGGGGCAAGTAATGGACGCCCTGGCCATCACGCTTGCGTTGATCCGCAGGTTTGAGGGCCTGTACCTATCCCCCTACCTGTGCCCCGCTGGTGTGCCTACGATAGGCTACGGCGCGACTTTCTACGAGGATGGCACCAGGGTATCCTTGCACGACGCGGCGATCACCAGAGCGCGCGCAGAGGCCTTGCTGCTATGGCACGTGCAGGCTGTCTTCCTGCCTGCTGTACTCAAGCTGTGCCCATCCCTAGTCCACGAAACGCCAGGTCGCATCGCTGCTATCCTGGACTTCACGTTTAACTTGGGCTCAGGCAACCTGAAGGCCAGCACTCTGCGCAAGCGCGTCAACGCCGGAGACTGGGACTCTGTTCCGACAGAGCTACGAAAGTGGGTGAGGGCGGGTGGCCTTGTACTTCGAGGCTTGACCCTGCGCCGAGAGGCTGAAGTTGCGCAGCTATAGCTTGGCGCCAGGCGGCATGCAGCGCTTTGTTGTTTTCGCGCAACACCAGGTTTTCGTCTGCCGCCTCCCTGGCAAACTGCTCTAAAGTCTTGCGATCCCAGGTAGTGAAGTCTGTGGCCATCACAGTTTCCTTTTCATGTATTCCATCAACGCAGCCTGAACGCTAGCCTTTCCAGAGCGGCGGCCCATAACCACCTCGTCCAAGGTGCCGCGTGCTACGATGTAATCGATAAACACCCCACAGGTTTTGCCTTCCTGGTACTGGCGCATGGGGCCAATGCGCTCCAGTATCTGGTCGTGGTACTCAAGGTTCCAGTCCTGTGCGAAAAAGCATATGCGGTTGCAGTGGGCCTGCAGCCCATCTACGCCATGGCCCATGCTGCCGGGGTGGCCAAGCCACAGCTTGCCCTCTCCGCGTTTGGCTGCCGCCATGTGGTCGTCGCGCGACAGGTCCAGCGCATCGGGGAACTCCCGTTGCAAGCGCACCAAGTCAGACTCAAAATAATAGGCCACCAGTATCGGATCGTCGCCGGTTTCTTCGGCCAAGCCACGTAGCGCTTCTATCTTTCCGAAGTCACACTCGACGAAGGCGCCCTTGCCGTAGCGCTCAGGGTCCAGATAGACAGCGCCATTGGCCAACTGGGAGCACTTCAGCGTGAGCCCAGCGGCGTTGAACACCTCAACGTCTTTGCCGTCGAACTGCGCGAACAGTTCCTTCTCCATCTCTCGGTACTTGATGCGTGCGCTGACACTGAGGTCAACCTCGATAACGTTGACGATGGGCTCTTGCAAATCGAACCAGTCTTTGGGGTCAAGGGTCAGGCATATGTCTGCCAGGCGCTCGTGTATCTGGTCCTTGGCATAGGGCTGGATCACCGGCACGATGCCGGGCTTGTGGCTGATGGCGTCCACGATCCGCTTGTACGCAAACCAGCGCTCCTCAAACGAGGCGTAGCTGCGACCCAAGCGCATGCCCTGGTCCAGGAACCACATCTGCCCCCACAGGTCCTTCAGCCCGTTGGGGCTGGGGGTGCCGGTCAGCTCAATGAACTCTTTGACGTCGGCGTGGGCGAAGCGTGCAAGGGCCTGCGCACGGACGCTGCCCTGCTTCAACCTGAAGCTTTTTAGCTTTGTGGCTTCGTCAGCAACAACGCGACGGAAGGGCCACTTGCGACCCTTCTTGGCGTAGTAATCGCAAAGCCAATTCAGCTGTTCGTAGTTGGTGGTGTAGACGGGGGCGTCAACTTTAAGTGCCGCCGTGCGCTGGCGTAGATCACCCACGATAGGCACCACATCAAACCCTGCCAGGTGGTCCCACTTGTTGGCCTCGTGCGCCCACCCGTCACGCGCAACGCGCAGCGGGGCCAGCACCAGGGTGGGCTCCGTCTCCCCCATCACGTTGTAGCAGACCTCAAGGTGCGAGAGGGTGAGCACGCTCTTACCCATGCCTGGCTTGGCCCACAACGCACACCTGGGGTGCTCTGCAAAGAAGTCGGCAACCGCTGGCGCGAAGGCTCGGGGAACGTACTTGCGGCGGGTCAAGTCTCGTCCTTTAGTTTGCGAATCTTGTCAGTCCAATCTGCAGCAGTGTCATCAGGTGAGTAGCATTGGATGGACTCCTCCAGCGCATCACGCCGGAACTGGAGCATCTGGTCTTCGGTGTAGTATTTGGTAATAGTCCATCCATGTGCAGGACCTGTGTTGGTGGAGAATCCAGAGCCATCTTTCCCCATCCATTCGATAGTTCCATCAGGCTCCCAGTAGTACGCTGGTTCTGGTAGCTTGGTCATGACGTTGCACCTATTCCAGCGAGTGCAACCGCGCCCATAACTGAAACCCATGTCACAGCTCCACGCGCTGCTTTCATGTCGGGATTACCCTCTGGGAGGAACCCTTGCCCAACAAAAGCAAACATAACGAGGTTTGCAATC